CCGCTATGTGAAAATCATATTCCTTTTGTAATTCTTCCTCTGTCATCTGCTCGGTCTTACCCTTTAACGGACAACCATCTTTTACTTCATAAATGTTCATAGAAAAACACCTCCTACCTAGTAGCCACGGCAGGAGGTGAAATCTGATGATTTCTTTAATCTTTTTGATAAAAGTCACATTCATAGCCATCGGCATCAAGGAGCAGCCCTTTCGTCCAAGGTGGCACTTGACTCATCTGTTTACATATTTCAGTAACCGATATTTGAGAATCGGCTTCAATAATTACTTCATCATGGACATGAGCCACAATACGATAAGTACTAAGCATCTTCATTGAATACATTAAAATGTCACGGGAGATGGCTTGAACTATATTCTCTACAAATTTAGGACCGTAACTTTCTAGACGCTCCCACTTCTTTGTTCCACCTACTCCTTCATAGGTCACAGACTCACCACCAAACTGATTCTCACCAATTCGAGGTTTTACATAGGCAAGCCTTCTGCCGGAGGGAATAACGATAAAAAGCATGCCACTAAAACAATGAAACTCGATGCCATGGGTTTCTTGTGATTTGTTTTCCTTCACGCATTGTTTAGCCGCCCGATCTACATCCCACCAGAACTGTGTGATGTTGGGATTAGACATTCTCCAGGCATTCACAAGCGGTTTTAATTCTTCCTCTTCAAGCCCCATCTCTAATGCGCCCATGGCTTTTAATGCACCAACAGAACCACCATAGCCAAGTGCCAATTCAGCAATTTTACCCTTCTGTCTCAAGTGACCGTTCACACCATGCTTTTCAACGGAAACACCAAACATCTGTGAGGCAGATGCACAGTAGATATCACCACCACTAGCAAATACATCCGTTCGCCATGTCTCACCTGCAAACCATGAAAGCACACGAGCCTCAATGGCTGAAAAGTCAGCCACAATAAACTTATGACCTTCTTTTGGTACAAAGGCTGTACGAATTAGTTGTGAGAGTGTATCGGGTATATCTTCATAGAGCAGTTCTAGTGTTTCAACATCACCATTTCTGACAATAGTTCGCGCCTCTTTTAAATCTGGCATATGGTTCTGAGGGAGATTTTGCAATTGCACAAGCCTTCCGGCAAAGCGTCCGGTTCTGTTTGCTCCATAAAACTGAAACATCCCTCTGGCACGAGAATCACTACAGACCGCATTTTCCATTGCTGTATATTTCTTTACTGAGGATTTTGCCAGTTGCTGACGAAGTGAAAGAACTTCATTTAGTTCACCATCGGTTTCCTTAAGTTTCTCAGCGACAGCTTTTTTACCGAGAGTCTCCATCTCTAGACCATTTTCACAAAGCCAGCTTTTCATCTGTTGTACAGAGTTTGGGTTATCGAGATTTGTTATCTGCTGCATGGCAGTTAGTAGTTTTTCATGAGATATGTCATCCATGGCAATGGCCTGCTTAACAAAATCCATATCCACCTTTATGCCTCGATCGTTGATTTCTTGGTCGAGATGATACTCATCCCAGATGTCCTCTGGTACTGGAAACTTGATCAATCTTTGTTGTATCTGTATTTCTGCCTCCACATCACGCTTGTTATATGCTTTGAACTTTTGCCACTTATCGATTTCATCAGTGGGTAGGTTACGGGTCCTACCACCATTTGTTTTAGTCGGAGTACATGGAACACAAAAGTATCGTATCAGGTCTTTTCCCTCCGTCAACTTTTGCTTCTCAAGTCCTAGCACTGCACCTACACCTTCTAAAGAAAGAGGAAGTCCCATATAGGCAGACCAAACCATGGAACATTTCCATGAGGAAGGATTTAGATAAGTTCCAGTGGGGTAGCTTAAATAACGTGAAAGACAGACTCGCTCAAACTGAGCATTAAATGCCCACTTCGTAATGGTTTCATCGGTTAAGGCATCTAGGATTTCTTTTGGAATCCTTTCTCCATTCTTCAAATCGATGACCTTAACTTCACCACCGTCAACCGCATAACCAAACAGCATCACCTCAAAATCATCTGCTTCTACGTAACGATAAACACCACTCTTTTGTAGATTGGTAGATGAATAGGTTTCTATATCAATTTCTAAGTTTTTCATAGCTACCACCTTTCCTAAATGAAAAAGGTGGCAGAGGGAAGTCCTCCACCACCGTCAAGTTTATTGTTTCTATTAGGCAAGGAAGTCATCATCTACAAGAGTCGTAAAATCATCTACTGCAGAAGTCTTACCGCCTAGAGGTTCTCCGTCTCTAATTTTTTGAATGTTACCAAGGCCACAAGCTACACCTTTATTACCATTTGAGTTGAAGGCATAGAAGTTAAGTGAAACCCTGCCATAACAACCGCTGTACACCTCACTGCGATCCATAATCGGCTTAACACTTTTATCTACAATCTGTGGTGCTGTCTTGCTATTCGCATTGATGAAGTAATGGCCTTTATAAGCCTCATCATCACGCTCTACATCACCATCACGCAGCGGTAGTTTAATGGCTGCCTTATTTGGTTTCTTACCACCAAACTTTGCGATACCTTCCTCAATGGCAGCATCAACTGCTGCATGGATAGCATTAATGGTTTCCTTGTCATCCTTTGGAATAAGAACGGATACGCTGTACTTTTCTGCACCACCATTAATAGATACAGGCTCCCATCCGTGGAAGTAAGAAAATCTTGAGTTTACACCTGTGATAACTTTTGTTTTGTTTTGCATATTTACCATAATATTTAATCCTCCATAATTTCGTTAAATTCGTTTTTAGCATTTACTACGTTCATTGCCGGTCTTTTATCTGAGTTTGGAACAAGAGTCGGCTTACCCGGTGGTTTGAAAATGAGATCACCAAGGAGTTCCTCAAACTTGGCTTTACCCATCAGTTTTTGCATCTCTGTCATCGGAATAAGGCTCTTTCTGTAAATATCCTTATATCCACCTGCTACAGCTTTTTCTGCGATGGCTTCTTCATCTTTATACTTACGAACCGAGCGACCTTCCACAACTTTAAAACCATTCCACTCTTTACCGTGATTGACTGCTGCATCAGTGGCATAGGCAGTTATTTCATTTGCCCATTTGCTAAGGTCGGGAAGAACAAGTAAGATTTCTTCTATTTCTGTGTCCGTCAGTAACGGCGGCAGCTTGAATTCTTTCTCTGCAAGTTTCAGCTTTTCTTCGGCTCTAGCACGACATCTGTTTGCCGCTTTACAGAAGGTACACCATGGACCGGGGATGTATTCACCCTCACCGTTGAAAGCTTTGTCAGCTCTGGGCTTTAGTTCCTCTTCAGCCCAGTCTTTTAGTTCTTCCACCGGTATTGTCCAGGTGCTGACATTCTCTCTTCTAGGCTGAAATATCGTCATGGACACTTCTTTGATATCGTACAAGTAATCATAGATTCCAAGTGCTCCGAGGGCATAGAGTTTCATCTGTGGATTGTCCACTGCATCAACTAGCACACCCAGTCCATATTTAAAGTCTACGATGTGAAGTCTGTCATCTGAAATGATCACACAGTCTCCTGTTCCAAAGCCATCTGGCACATAGCATGAAAAATCAAGGTGCTGTTCGATAAGAACGATTGGATCCTTGCATTTCGCTTTTGCAAGCTCTACCTGTTCCATAACGAAGTCAACGTAAGCATCTGTACATTCCTCCATCTCATCAGAGTTATACGCAGAGACAGGTCGCTGACTTCTCATATGAAGTGCCTTTTTTAGCTTGTGTTCACATAGGTCATGAGCCGCTGTACCTTCTTTTGCCGCCTCACCACTTTGGTCTTCAAACTCCAGTTCAAGTCTTGCTGAAGGTAAGCAGTTGAGCCACCTGTGGGATGAGGATGCAGATAATATTGCATGATTACCCATTTCCAAGCTCCTCCGCATCTTTCAAAATGTCAGCGTAATAAGACTTATCAACAGCACTTAACTTGTCTGCACCATACTTCTGAATGAGTCCTCGCACTTCGGCAGTAAACCCAATCTGGCTCTTTTCAGCAAGTACCATACGCACTTTTTCAAGTAGGATATCCGGCTCTTTTACTAGTTCTTGTTCAGTGGCAGCTTTTGCACTTGGAGCAGGATCTCCTTCTGTCATCGCATCGCAAACTGCCTGTATGCTGTCAGCAAGACTTCGCATATCATTTACCACTTCAAGCAGTAGCTTTATTTTGCTCAAGGTCAGTTCCTCCTTTCGTCATTTCACAGATAGAGAGTTCCTCGATGCTATCTCCAGGGATCACAATCGTTACACGCTGTTTACTCCCTAAAATAAAGCGAAGAATTCGTTCCCTTACGGACACATTACGGTAGGTAACAAGTCCGCCTGTCTGTGGTTTCTTAGAAACACTGATTCTTAGATTGTGTTTCATATCCATCACCTCTTTCCAAAGGGCGATTTATTTCTTGCCCTCTACCTAGTAGCCACGGGAGATGATAGAATCTGACGGTTTTGTAAAATTGCAAAAAAATAATGCCCTCAGAAGTTTTAAACCTCCAAGGGCATGTTGCTTACTTATTCAATTTTAATAAAGGCATCCGTAAAGCCTGCAGTTTTTACTCTGGCCAGCATTGCTTCGGCATTGGACTTAACGCTATAAGCACCAACTTGAATTCGGTAAAGCTTTTTAGTTGGTGGATCAGGAACTGTCAGTAGCTTTCTAACATCTGCCCTAAAAGTGTGCATGGATTTACCGTGTTTTGTAAACCAGTGATTTGGATCAGCGTGGTTTGAAGCGATGCCTCTTTGAAATCCTTCATAGTGGCCAATGATATCACTTTCAGTCAAACCATATATTTTGCAAAGATAAGCACAAAACTCTGTGGCTTCTTTATAAACTGCATTAAAGTAAGAAACATCGGTTAGACCATCTTCACAGATTTCAAATCCGATATGAGTATTGTTAGCAGTTCCACCTGCATGCCAGCCTCTGTGATTCCAAGGCAGAGTTTGATAGGTGGTTATTTTTCCATTTTCAAGTTTGCCGATAAAGGCATGAACACAAACCTGTCTACCACTAGGTCTATGCTGATTCCAGTGGTTATTGTATTTGTTTTTCCCTAGAAAACCATCATCAGGGCCAACGTATCGCTTGAGAAATGGATTATTTGCACCAGTAGAATGAACCATAATACCTTTAGGCTGTATGGTTCGACCCACTTTATAACATTCATTTTGCGTAAGAATTAGCTTTCGTAGGTTCATTTTGAGTCCTCCTTGCTAAGCTGTTCCAGTACCGTTTTTAACTTATCTGGTATTGGTAGACCAAGCTTTGTGGCATTTTCTAAAATACTGATCCCTTCATTGGAAGCATAAAAGAATATAACTGCAGTTCTAATGGCACTTCCTGTTCCTATGATTTTTGAATCTATAATGTGGCCTATGGACACCATCACAAATATAAGCACTTTCTTGAAAATTCCTCGAAAGCCAATCTTACTGGATAGCTTTCTTTCAACGATTGCCAACATCACACCTGTGACGTAATCAAGGGTAATAAATGCGACTAGGGCATAAAGAAAGCCATCACAGCCTCCGAGGGTGTAACCTAGAAAACCGCCAATGGCTGTAAAAACTATCTGGATCGTTTCAATAAATCCCTTCACTAAAATCCCTCCTATCTTTTTCCTAAGTAGACATAAATGTTGGCAGTGACCGTTTCTTCGGTGTTATTTGCTGCTACTACCTTTACCATTTCAATCCCACTAACACTTGCTTGACAAGAAGCCCTCATTGAAGCACTGTTCATGGTTCCAAGTGGATCCCAAGCATAATCACTTCCGTTTGGCAGGGCCACTCTAAAGGAAATCTGAGCGTTGCCTGTTCCCGCAATGAAAGCAGTAGCAAGGTCAAATCCTGCTGATGGAATGCTCTGACTAAAAAAAGACCCCGGAGCGATTTCTTGATTTAACCTGGTATGATGCCTCCAAAGTAGACATTCTAATTAATAAAAATTAGATGTTCTACTTTGGAGGTTTTTTATGCCTAGAAATTACAAGGTTAGTAAAGAGGTTAAGATTAAAGCTTGTGAGGATTATCGTGTTGGTAAAGGGAGCTATGATGCTATTGCTAAAGCTATAGGTGTCAACAGTACTACACTGCGAGAATGGTACTCTGCATTTATCTATCACGGATCCTCAGCTTTTGATTCAAGTATTAGAAACAAAGCTTATTCTAAACAGTTCAAGACTGCTTTAGTAGAGTTGCACCTATCAGGAGAAGTTTCGGCAATGGAGCTTAGTGGTAAATACAATATTCCACTTGCTATGGTGAAGTGTTGGATTAAAAAGTACAATGGAGGTATAGAACTTAAGGATTATGATCCGAAAGGAGAAGTCTATACCATGAAATCTCGAAAGACAACTTACGAAGAACGGCTTGAGATTGTAAAGTGGGTTATTGCAAATAACCTTAACTATAAGGATGCTGCTGAAAAATATGGTATTAAATATGCTTTAATTTACCAGTGGGTACAGAAGTATCTAAAAGATAACGAAGTTTCTTTAGAATACAAAAAAAGAGGACCAAAAGGAAGCTGTAAAATAGATGAGTCGGAACTTGATGATATTGGCAAACTCAAAATGGAGCTGGAACGGGAGCGGATTCTTAGAAAACATGCAGAATTCAGACTTGAGCTTTTTAAAAAAAAAGAGGAATTCGAGAGAAAAATAAATTCACGAAAGTAAGAAACGAAGCAGATTACCTTGTTGTTGATTATTATAAAGAGCAAGGTTATTCTGTAAAAATGATTTGCAATGAACTTGGTATTTCTAGAAGCGCTTATTATAAAAATCAAGTTCGAATACCACCCCAAAAAGAAGCACAAGACGAGTTGTTATGCTCTTTAATCAATGGGTATCACGCAACCTTCGACGGCATCTTAGGCTACAGACGAATGACTATATTTATCAATCGGCTGAATCAAGCTACTTACTGCGAAAGATATATTCATCGCCTCATGAAGAAAATGAAAATCTCTGCACGCATCAGACGAAGAAAGGTAAATCGTAAAAGAGTTAGACCGGATTATGTGAAAGAAAACATATTGGCACGAGATTTCACTGCGAGCATGCCTAATGAAAAATGGTTAACGGATGTAACCGAATTTTCGATTCCGTGTGATAACCGAAAGTTGTATTTGAGTCCGATATTGGATCTTTATGATAACAGCATTGTGGAATATGAGTTGTCGTTTAGCAATAACAATATTTTAGTCTTTAAAATGTTTGATCGAGCAGTACGAAACAATCCGACAGCAAAACCGATTTTTCATAGTGACAGAGGTTTCCAGTACACAAACAACACTTTCAAATGTAAGCTTGATGGTGCTGGTATGACTCAGAGTATGTCCCGAATTGGTAAATGCATTGATAATGGCCCGATGGAAGGCTTCTTTGGAATTCTAAAGACAGAAATGTTTTATGGAAAAAAGTTTGAATCTATGGATAATCTGATAGAAAAGATTAGATCATATATCACCTTCTATAATGAAAAAAGGTTTCAAAAAAGACTTAAGTGCTTGGCTCCGATGGACTATCGTAACCAAGCACCTGATATTGCATAAACTTTAATTAATTACTTGTCTACTTGACAAGGGGCAGTTCAACCACTCATAGGTCTTTTGATTTTTTAGTTCCCACCCATCTCCTGTAGAGATGAACTCTCTTTTTGTATCTGTTTCAAATAATGTAGCTCCTACTTCAGCACTTATGGGTTTTATATCTGTCGATAAACCCATATACTTCATGCCATTTGCATATACTCTAATTGCCATTACATCATCCTCCGTTCTAATTGGTTTCTTCTATATGAACCAGCGTTCTATTGATTACTGCTGGAATGTACTTTATTGGTATCTTAGGATTCCAGCTATCCCTTCTAATCTGAGTCCCTGCCCATACAAAGACTTCAAGCATCCCAACAGATAGACCCTTAACCGCTGCTTTTTCAATCCGCTCCCACTGAGTATTTATTGGAATTAAAAACTGCTCCCATGCAAAGCCTGCAAAATAATGTGTGAGATGCGGCTGATATTTAAGATTTGGGTTTCTAGCAAAATCAAATACAGCTGGATGATTTCCGTTGTCATGTACTGCCCAGTCGTAATCCTCTATCTGTATAAAATCCAAATTCCCAAGCTTCCAATACTCCGTAGGGTAGTTGGCAATCCTCATGGCTTCAGGAACTCTTTCTTCATCTAAAACAGATGGTGGGAAGAACAGCACTGTATAAATGCCACCTGTATAACTTTTAGCGATGCCCTTAGCAAAGTCTGAAAAATCCCCTAGCTTATTTCTAAGCCACTCAATGGCTTCTAGGTTTTCTGGGGTAAGGGAAATTGTAGAGCTTGTGAAAATTGGGAGACTCTTTCCCTTTTCTGATTGGTATAAATTCTTTGTGGCATCATCATAAAAACATGGTGGTCTGCCTGGATAGGGGATATTGATGTTTCCTGGCTGAAATTCCTGCCACCACCACCATGGCTCTCCAAGCTGTAAAATTGGTGCAAATCCTTCATCCCTTGAAATATCGAGATAGTCTTTTACAACTTTCTCCCAGTACGTTCTCACTGCTGTATTTGTAGGACTAAAAAAGGAAGTCGGTGGCTCCCATCCTGTTTGACCTGCTTCACCATTATGAAGCCTTTGTTTCCAAGGCTCTGGCATTTGAAGATTCTCCATTGACATCGATACGATAATATCTTCAAAATCAAATTCTTTCATCGCTTTTAAGAGATACCTAAACCATTTCTTAGCCGCAGTACAGACACCAACAGTTGTAATTAGTACTTGTGTTTTATGGTCAATGGATGATGCTCCAGCATTGCCTTTTTTATCATAATAATGAGATGCTCCAACATAAAGATTGATGACTTTTCTATATCCAAGATGGTGCATTGCCTGAACAATCCTGTAAGGGTTTCTGTAATACTCATCATCATAGCCTTCAGCTGTTCTAAAAGGGTGAGCCGCTTTAGGGTTAGGAAAATCGCCAAGATTTCCACCACTAACAGTCCAATTACTAAAAGTCACAGTTGCTTCATCAGATCTCCCTGTCAGCTCATTTTTCCCTTCTACATAAAACGTAGGAATGATTGGAAAGACAATTTTCTCTATATTTGAAGCAGAAAGGCTTATAGCATTATTTGGATGAGTGCCTTGCTTTAAGTTTGAAAAATTGACGATGTAACTTTGCTGAAGGCCATACTCATAGCTCACGGTCAAATCTGCCCCATATGGAATACCGCTACCAGCCACAGGTGCGATTAAACCAAATACATAATCTATAACATAGTCACTTTCTCTAGTTGCAGTACCACTTTGACGTTCTGTTATTTCCCTTGTGTATAAATAATTCCCTTCTGAGTCAAACACATCTTCATAACCTACCACCACATCCTTTTCCCAATGGACTGTTTCACTATCCCAAGCAATCCATTTTCTGCTTAAATTCTCACTGCCAGTGAAATTCGAAACATAATCCGTATCACTTCCTTTATTTGATAAGAAGCCTAAAGTAGCTACTTTTTGAGAACCATCTGAATAGTTTATAACCATTGCAGGAAGAATTGATAAATTGTCGAACCTTGTCACACTCCCATTAAAACTCGGAGAAAATGATAAGGTAACCCCAGTGTAATTCTTACTTTCAGGATATCTTGCACCTTCATGCATTCTGTAATCTTTACTGTTAAAGGTAAGTCCAATATAGTCGGAGTAGGCTCTAAAATGGCCAGTTACTTCCAAAGCAGTAGGAGAGATGGACACCACTGAAGCCATGGCAGAGAAGTTGAATTCAACCTCTATAAATTCTGGCTGAAACTTAAATGCCATTTTAAACCCTCCCAACTACATGAATGCTGATGAACCCATTTGAAAGAGTGCTTGGAGCAGAGCCACCAAAGGTGATATGTGCTCCTGTGTAAAACAAATAGCCACTCTCATTTTCAATGATTAAATCGATGTTAGGGGAGATGTTATAATTCCCAAAAGCACTACCAGTATTTACAGCATTGATATTTCGAAGTAGGCTCGCTGTAACCGATGGTGGTAGGCTGTACTTTTGATTAAACTGTATACTTACGCTCTGGGCATATGGAACATTAATATACTCAAGCCATGTATCTGAAAGAGGAATCTCATCGGCACTAACTGAATAAGGACCATTGGTATAAAAAGATGGATACTTACCATTAAAATCAGGCTCCATCTGTACTGCATCAATATAAGCTACACTCCCACCAATGTTTGAAAATCTAATCCAAACCCGCCCTGATTTTGCAGGCTCAAAAGAAAAGGTGTATCTTCCATCATCCCAATTGCTAGAAGCTCCTGTATTGTAATAGGTTTGAGTTGTCCCATACTCATCAGTAAGTGCAAATGGTGAAAAATCAAATTCACTAAAGACCTGCACCTGAACATCTCCACCTTTTTTAAAGAAAGACACTCTCGTTCTTTTGTTATCCCACCACGCAGGGTCTGGCCTAGGAGTATAGCCACCAATAGACTGGGTTTGCTCACTCATTTGTCCCACATCTAATTTCATAGAGTGAGTATTATCAAAGCTTGAACTGGCAGTTGCTTCACCGCCGCTCCAATATTGAGGAATTTTCGTTGTAGGGTCAAATCTTTCAAAGGATGAATTCCAAATCATATTCTTAAAGGCTTTTATAAATCTTGGATCTATCCCGTATTCATCCAGCATAAGCTCCCCATTATCCCCTTTGATTCTAAGACCATATCTTGCAGGGGTACTTCCTTCAGCCGGAACAATCTTTCCTATTTTAATAATGATATTGTTTTCTTCATCCTTTGCTTCAATATTTATCTGATTGGCATTAATCGTGCCTGTATCAATCCTAGAGGCATCTACAAAGCCTGTCTTTAAGTAACCGCCTTCGATAATTGTTGTACCGAGCATAGCTTTTTCTACAGCATCTTCAAATGCTAAATCTCCAAGATCCACCTGATCCATTTTAGTAGAAGGGTCATAACCATCTTCAAAAATAGTATTAGAGCCGATTGTCACTTTCCCATTGATGATGGTATCTCCTTCTTCAGTAATTTCAAAAGTAGTGACATTGGTGTTTTCATTGACAATTTTCAGTCCCTTTAAAGTGGCTGAGTTCAGCTTTCCTTTTCTAAAGGCATAATCTACGGTGTCCTTTGCTTTTAATAGGGATAGCTGAAAATCCATAAAATTATCCTTTGGAGATCCGAGGGTAATCTTTGACCCTATACCTTTTAGTACATCTTTTTCATAGCTTAAAACCTTTAGCTTCACATCAAGTTTGAGTCTTTCGTGCCTTACAATAACCAAATCCCCAAGCCTTAGTTTTTCAAGGTGGGCATAGTTTTTGTATTCTCTTGATTTTTCAAGTTCCACAAAATCCACTTCATAAGTGAATTTAGGCTTATCAACTTTTGTGATGTAATCCTGCGCTATAGCTCTAAGGGTCCACTCATCATAAACATCGAAGCCGACCTTTTTAATGATGGGATAGGGCGGATACTCTGAATGATTGATAAAAGGGCTATCGATATATTTCTCTGGAAGCCTAATCTCATCAGCTCCTGCAGGGTAAAGTCTTGTAATGACGCTATCCATATTAAGTGTTTCTGTGATACCCTGTAGGTTCTTACCGTATTTGATAAGTACACCATTATCCTCACCAATCTGATAATTCAAATCTATACTGAAGTTGTCTCTTTTCAGCTCACCACCATAAAGCTGTATCATTTGAAACAGCCCTGCTAAATTATCAATCTCCCTAAACACCACAGGAAACTCAAAGCTATAGGTTATATTAGTATTCATGGAAAAGGGAGTCCCCGATTTTAATACATTTAAGACCTGCTGAACGGTGGAGCCTGCTGGCAGAATGTTTTCTTCTAAGAAGAAAAAAGCAAGATCATAGCTGATATGTCTTGCCCATACTTTTAGAATTTGCTTGCCATCGTCTTTGATTTCTCTGTTATAGATTCTAAAAAGCTGCCCCTCTACTTTTAGGATATTCCACTTTTTAAGATGCACCGCTTTCTTTGTGTTTGATGGGTGCTCAAGTTCTAATTCGTAGAGACCATTTAATTCTTCTTTTATAAAACAGGAGATGCACTCATGGAGTTTTGAAAGCCCGTTATGATTAAAGTTTGTTTCTTTGCTATGATAGACTGTAATCATTACAAATACCTCCAATTTGGTTTAATCACAACATAAGATACCGAGCCACTCCATGAGATTGTGTTTGCCCCTAGCTTAAAGATAGGAAAGTCTCCTGACATTTGATTGTTTAAATTACTTGAACCACTGTAGGCATCTTGAAGGACTGAATCAATCGTAATGCTCCCGCTAGTACCTGTGAGACTAATAGGTTTTCCATTTATATTAAGTGTGATATTCCCACTACCATAAACCGTTATAAGGGGCTGACTTTCAAAAGTTCCAAGATTATGAATCGTTCCACCTTCAACGAGCATCAAATCTTGAACCCCTAATTTATATGAAAATGGCTCTAAGTCCATTAAAACAACAAACTCTCCGTAGTTTCTAATGAGATAGGAAATATCAAAGTGGTTTACAACCTTTGCCTTATAAAACACCTCTGGATCTTCTGAAAAACTGAGGTTTCCTTCTCCATTTAGCCATCCCTTGATAGCTCTTGCAGCTTCTGCTAGGTTATCTGATTTCACAAAGCACTCAATGGGCATGATCACATCATCGTAGCTTTCTTCTGAAAAGAATAGGGAGCCATGCCTTCCAGGGATGCTGATCTTTTCTCCACGTAGCCTCGGCTTTGAGAAGGGAGGCGTTTTCTTTATGGTAATGTTTTTATCAAAGCTACTGATGCCATTAAAAGTAAAATACTTCAAATCAAATGCCTCCTTTCCCTCGACCGACTCTGTTTAGATAAAACTGTAGTTCATAGGCCAGTTTCTCAATGTCTTTATCTGTGTTGTTATAAAAATTATCTATTTGAAGGGTGAGACCACCATTCGTCCCACCGCCTACTTTTTCCAGTGCTTTTGCCAAAATATCATCTAGTCTATCAATTGGAAGAACTGCCTCAGCTCCAGCTTCACCAACACCTATGATACTTGGTGCATTAAAAATACCGCCCTTTGCATACCAATCAACAAATAGCTTTGGTACACTTGGCGGGTTCAAACTAAAGGACCCTGTTAAACTAAAGCGAGGTAGCTTTATCTTTGGGATTTTAATCTCTGGTATTTTGAGATTCTTAAAGAACCCAAAGATGGCATCCACTGCTTTTTTCACTGTATCTCTAGCAGCATTGATAGGCTTTTCAATAGCTGTTTTAATGCCATTCCACACAGTAGAAGTGAGGGACTTTAGACCATTCCAAATGCCTGAGACAAAGTCTTTGATGTACTTAAGTTGAAGTGTGATGATATTTTTTATAAGTCCAAGCACACTTTCAATAATGCTTTTGATACCATTCCATAAATTACTGGTAAGACTTTTAATTCTATCCCATACACCTTGCCAGTCTCCCTTGATAAGGCTGGTGACGATTTTAATAATGTCTTTAATGGCATTTAGGGCTGTGGAAATAACACTGGATATAACGCTAAAAGCTGAAGATACAATCCTCGTCAAATCCTCTCCATGCTTTTCCCAGAGAATGATGGCAAAGTCTATAAAGGCTGAAAAGAGCTCTTTAATTACCTCAACAATCCCAGCAATAATTTCTTTCACTTCATTCCAAGTTTCATTGACCTTGTTTCTAAAGCCCTCATTGTTTTTATACAGAGCCACAAACACAGCAGTGAGTCCTGCAATAGCGCCAATAACAATTCCCACTGGACCCGTAAGGGCAGTGAAGGCGGCACCAAGTGCGCCACTTGCTCCACCTGTAGCACCGATTGCTGTTGAAATAGACCCAAGGGTAGAAAATAGAGAACCGAAAGTGGAGATCAGCTTTCCAACTACCATCAATACGGGACCAATGGCTGCCGCAATGAGTGCCATTTTAAAAATCATATCTTGCTGAGCAGGTGAGAGGCTTGTAAACCTTTCTATTATTTTAGTTATATTTAGAATTAGACCTTCAATGGCTGGCATCGCATTATTTACTGCTTCAAATAATGATTTTGCCAAAGGCTCCAATGAAACAGCCATCTTGTTTTTTAATACTGAAAATTGTTCAGCTGCATCTGCTGTGTCCGAGTAGACCTTTTCAATGGACTCTGGACTACTTTTTAAACTTTGTATCAAATCATCTAGATTTAGTCGGCCTTCTCTGATTGCCGCAGCCATATCAGGTCCTGCTCTTGCTCCAAACATTTCTAAAGCAAGGGCATTAGCTTCACCCGCAGTTCCTACTTCTTTGATGCGATTTATCATCACTTGTAGTGCCTTATTTGGTTCTGAAATACCTTCTCTTGCCATTTTCCCAAGTGCTATCCGAAGAGATCCAACTACTAGCTCAGTATTTACACCTTCTTTTTCAAATTTTCCAAGCATTGCGGCAGAAGTTTTCCAATCAAATCCCATCTGTCTAAGTGGTCCACCAAATTGTGTCATAAGTTCTTGTAATTTACTTACTCCTATGCCCGTACTTTGGCTGACCTTAAATGTGTAATCTAAGGCATTAGCATACTCAGTCGCAGAAATACCTGCATCTCCAAACATTCTCGTTGCTGCAGGTATAAGCGTATTGATATCTTCACCTGTAACTTTTCCAAGTTTAATCATTTGGGTCGATAAATTTTGAAGTGATTCACCAGATAAACCTGTTCTTGTGTTTAAATCTGCTATAACTTGGCTAGCCTCTCCAATGCTTGTATCAACGGATTGATAGACTGACTTAAAATCTTCTTCTAGTCCTGCTAAGTCTTTGCCTGTTGCTCCTGTCCCAATTCTAATGGAATCACTGGCCTCATCGAAGTCACTGGCCAATTTAAATAGACCTGCCCCAGCAGCTAAGATAGGGGCGGTAACGGTTTTTGTGAGTGATTCACCCACATTAGAAAAACCTTCACCAACACGTTTCATCTTAGATCCAATTTCATCAAGATTAGAACCTAACTGAGTAAACGAACTGCTTTGAATTCTAATCTGATCGTTCAAATCACTCAGATTATTTTCCATCTTATTCATATCAGCGATGGCATAATTGAGCTTGATTCTTAAGTTTTCAGTAGCTTTGGCATCTTCACCTTTAGTGGCTACGCTTTCTTCATAGCTTTTTCTAAGGGCAGCAACTTTAGCCTTTTGCAGATCCATCTGCTTATTTAAACTATCAGCTTTTAATTTAAGTCCCTCTGTGGATTTTCCAAAGTCACCAAGCTTCGAACTTGCTGCTGCAAACTCACTTTGAACCACCTTTAAACTTCGCTGTATTTTCTGGACACCTTCTTGAAAGCCTCTATCATCAAGACCGACTCTTGCCACAACAGCAGTACCACTCATAGCTTCTCACCCCCTTCCTAGAACAGAATGTTATCAATGGTATCAAGCTCAGTATCCTCAATACCATTGACTTTTTTATAAACGATAAATAGTGCCTGAAGCTTTTTAGGGGTAGAGCACCAAAATTCATCTTCAGTCATCTTTAGAAGATTGGTCGCTAAATAAAAAAGCCACTCCCAGTCCCAACTAGAACTAGAGCAGCTTTCTATTCCCCCACAGTTTCTGTTGCCTCCGGCATAGCCTTGCTTAAAGCTTCATTAATGGCAGTACCGAGCCTTTCTAAATCCCCAATTTCTAACTTTTCTCCTACACTTTTAAGGGTGGCTTTTTCATCATCAGCTTTAACCGCTGCGTAGATTAGTGCCCTAATAGCCTTTATTCTCATAGCTTGAAGATCATCAAATGCCTTATTCAAATCACCATAGACCTCTTCAAGCTCGCAGAAAGTATTCATATTAAATTTGAGCTCATGCTCTTTATCACCGAGCATGAATTTGATTCCTTTATTTTTCAGTTCAGATGCTTTCAAGACTCATCATCTCCCTTCTAAGGTGTTTCAACTGGCTCTGCCGGAACTGCAGTAAACCACGCAGCAATAATGGTAGCATCAATGCCTACAGCATCCTCATCCGCAATAAATCTAAAATTGCCATCATAATCACGGGCATAAAAAGTTCCTTTCAGTTTCGCAGTCTTTGGTTCTGGTTTTTCACCTTCTGTATCATATTCATCTGATGTAAGCTCAAATTTGCCCTTTAAGAGCCACACCAAGCGGTATTTTCCGTTGTTTTTCTTCGATTTAAACCCTAGTGCCACTGTTGGTGCAATATCGTTCTTACTTTCAATAAGGACGCCTTTTACAACCTTTGCCCCTTGGAGCTTAGCTCTACTTTCAAGGGATAGCTGGTTGGTTTCAATTTCTACCTCCACACCTTCAAAGGCTGAAATTACATCCTCAACCGTATCATCGGAGTAAATATTTTCTGAAGATACCTTCGGTGTAATCTGAGCACTTACAGCTCTTTCAAGCTTAGATGGCGTACCATAGGTTACTTCGGTAGTATCGTCTTTTGTAAGTATTGCAATATGAATATCCTTAAGACCAATTTGTCTAGCCATTTATACGACCTCCTGTTCTTCTAAATAAAAAAATCTCATACCCTTATGGTAGAGACCTGTATCTGTTTCATAAAAATCTGCTTCATCAATTCTTTTAAATCCTGCTTCAAGAAGTCTTACTTTGATATTTTTAACAAGGATGCCATAGTCCTCTTTAGACCAAACATCCACCTGAACATAATGACCTGTGAAGGCTTCCACATCCTCTTCAAATTCCTCTCCTGAAGCCAAATACTCATGGAAAGTGATATAGGTACTTGCTTTTCCAGAGTATTTTTGAAAACCTACTGGAATGCCCATCGGGTTCAATGTATCTATCACTAACTTATTAATCAAGGTCACTAAGCCCCCTTTCTAATTCATCCCTTATAACGTCATTAATCATTTTCTGATTTTCTTTTACGGATTTCGAGGCCCAGTGCTGTGCAGGTATTTTTGAAGTGCCCCATTCAGTAAATTTGGAGTAGAAGAACTCAGAAATATCCCCTTTATCGGGACCAATCTTTACAAAATCCACGCCATTACTACGCTCTATATCCGACACTTTTATATGATCAGCCATATGCTTTTTGTTTTCCTTAGACCTAGGCGCTTTTTTCTCCATGCTCTGTTTGACCATTTCACCCGCTTTATCTAAGGCATTTTTCTTAATTTCATCGCCTTTAAAGCCTAACTTATTGACTTTATCAATGAGTTCCTGCATCCCTTCAAGTTCTATTTTAGCCACTGTCATCCACCTCCAGTGCTTTTATTTCAATATACTTATTCTCATACTTGATGTTGTCTATAAACGTTATGTCATAGAGTTTCCCACCAAAGTCAATCTTCATGGTTTCATCAATACCTGCTATTGCTCTAAAGATGAATTTGACTGTCTTTTCCTTTTGAATCGTTGCCGCCTCAAAGTACTCCTTGCCATGCAGATTTGTAACCTTTGCCCATAGCGTTTTATAAGTCTCATAGGTTTTTACTTCAAATCCATTCTCATTCACTTCAGTAATAAGTTTTTTTATGGTGATTCTATGTTTAAATTCTCCTATCTTCATTACCACTCCGCCTTTCTGTATGAAAAGAGAAGGGCCCTTAAAACCAAGTTGAGTTCTGCCATATCGAGCTCATTTCTATCTTCATAAAATTTGGAAACAGTAAAGAAAACAGCGTGTTTAATTGCCTCTGGAATACTGCCCTCAAATTCACTTAAAGGAAAGCGGAGGATGCCTTCTACAAGTTCCTCCGCCGCCAATATAAAGCTTTCAATGAGCGCATCTTCATTAGAATGCTCGACTCTAATCCATAGCTTAGTTTCTTCAAGTGTGACAATCAATGCGCCCACTTCCTTTATTCACTGGCCATCAGACCAGCAGCTTTAAGTTTTGTTATCAGTGCATTTAAATCTGATACTGCACCTGCCACAGTAGAGGCTGTACTTGTCTCTTGAAAAGCGGCAGGTTTTAATTCCTCACCATTAAAAAGGAGCTTGCCGCCTTCTGCGATTACAAGCTCACCTTCAATGATTGTTCTTTCTCCACCTTGCTCTCTATGGTTTTTAGTATTGTAACTCATATTCATCACCGCCTATTTTTGTTTTAAAACTTTGATAGCTTCAGGAAGGATAAGCTTGCCATCTACACGCTGAGTCGCTCTAAAACCAACTTGACCTGTAGCTGCAAAGAGCTCATTAAGTCTTTGGAATGAGCGACCTTGTCTGTCTGCTACCCAGTAATACCCAAAATCACCAAAAGCTACAGTCTTTGCACCAGCTTCAACATTTGGAACAAAGCTAGATGTCTTTACAGGTCTGTTGAGAATTGTATCTGGCTGTCCTGCTTGTACAGAAGGTTGCCATAGATACTGACCATTACCATCTTTAAGTTTTCTAATCATCTTCACCGTAGCATCGTTTGTCACGAAAGTAGCATTCTTGCGATAGGGAGATTTAAGAGAGTAGAAAAGATCCATTAGCTCATCAAAGGTAATGGCAGTAGCACTTGCTGCTGTAACACCAAGTTCTGCGCCGCCAGTGGCATTGAAGATACCAGTTGGTTTGCCTGTACCATTCCCGATAAAGAAAGCTTCTTCTTCCTTAGCACCGATTCTTCTAGCAAATTCTCTAGCAATATAGCTTTCTAGATTAAAGACGCTATCGTTTAGAAGCTCCTCTGATACCTTAATCATGGTAGCTACTTTGTAAGCACCGATAGAAACTTGACCGAATGAATCATCAGATTCAGGGATAAGACCTTCTTCATCAACCCAAGAAGCAGTACCTTTTGATGCTACAACAGGAATTTTTCTATCTCCTGAGGAAGTGGTGATGACTTTTGCTAGACCTCTAAATATGTTTTCTTCAAGAAGGGCTTCCACAAGGGTTCTTTCAAATTCATCTGGAACCAAGTATCCACCTTCTGAATCTGTGCCAATCTTTAAGGCATTTTGCACATCATAGCTGTGTTTGTTTCGCATCGCATTCCAGAAAGCATGCCTATATTCATCACTGGCTCTGCCAGTCTTTGTTTTATCGGCTCCCTCTGGTCTAGTTGTTAGGGGAGAATTTACTGCTTTGGACAGTTCTAAATCAATAGCAGCTTGTCTTTCTAATCTCTCTATTTCTTTGCCAAGATTGACGACTTCCTCTTCCATTTTTTCATATACGCTTACATCCTCTGTAGAGATTAAGCCATCTTTACCTCTTTTTGAATCAAGAAAGGCTTTTGCATCCTCCCAAGCTTTTGCTCTTTTTTCTCTAAGTTCCAAAATTCTATTCATTAATTTCTGCCTCCTTATTTTTTTAAGAGATCGAGTCTCTTTTCAAATTGCCTAACATCAACGACTTCTTGTTTTTCCTTTTTTGGAAGTTTATTTAAAAGCGAGTTGATCACTGCCATGTTGCTAAAACTGATCCCTTCGCTATTTTGTAAATCAGACTGCATGGGACTGAACAAAATCCCATCAGCAAAGCCAAGCTCCACAGCCTTCTTGGCATTGAACCAGGTTTCTGCATCCATTAGGTGGGACAGCTTTGTTCTTGATAAGCCTGTCTTAATCTCATAGGCATTGATTATGCTTTCTTTGACCTCACTTAACATCCCAATAGCTCTCTCCATTTCCTCCGCATCGCCAAAGGCTATGGTCATAGGATTGTGAATCATCATAAGACCGGTGGGAGAAATGAAAACTTCCTCTCCGGCCATTGCAATAACAGAAGCGGCACTGGCAGCAATGCCGTCAATTTTCACAGTGACTTTTCCTTTGTAGTCCATAAGCATGTTGTAGATCTGACTGGCTGCAAACACGTCACCGCCCGGAGAATTAATCCAGATTACGATATCTCCTTCCTCTTTTAAGAGTTCTGATTTAAATTCTTTAGGAGTCACTTCATCACCAAACCAAGTTTCTTCTGCAATCGCTCCATCTAAATAAAGGGTCCTGCCCTCGTCAGAGCTGACCCAGTTCCAAAATTTTCTCTTCAATTTTTTATTCCTCCTCTCCCTCTGTTTTCTTTGCAAATGCACCGGCATCATGGAGTTTGGTCATGTTGCCATTGATCAGATACAGATCGCCTCCAAGGTCAGCAGGAATACGGTTTAAGTCTTCAAGCTCTCTAATATCATTGGCTGAAAGCCAGCCATTTTGGCGACCTACCGCATAACCGTTCATCCTCGACTGATAATCCCCTCTCAGCAGTCCATCCACATTAAACTTAATAAAATACTCTTTCTTTTCTGCGTCTGTCAGCAGCGCCTTTTGCAAAGCCATCTCCCAACGAACCACCCAAGGGTCAAGGGTATATTTTACAAACTCCAGCGATTGTTGCTCTATATTAGAAAAGCTCGACTTCTCAAGATCTCCTATCATGTGTGGAGGTATCCTAAAAATTCGAGCGATCTCATTAAGTTGAAATTTTCTTGTAGCAATAAATTGTGCCTGTTCTGGAGGAATTCCTATGGGTGTAAACTTCATGCCTTCTTCCAACACCGCGACTCGATGGGCATTCCCACTTCCCTGATAGACAGCGTTCCAACTCTCTCTGATTCTTGCCGGATCTTTGACAATACCAGGATGCTCTAATACACCACCAGGATTCGCACCATTGGAAAAGAACTTGGCACCATATTCCTCTGTAGCTATAGCCATGCCTATTGCATTTTTTGCCATAGCAATAGGGGATTGACCTATAAGACCGTCAAAGCCAAGACCTGGAATGTGCAAGACATCCATTTTACTCAATGTAACTGTGCCGGTATCCTTGCGGTATTGATAAAAAATCTCTCCCGTTGGAGTCCGATCCACTTCCATTCGATCCGGAAGAAGCGGATACAGAGCCATCACTTTTCCTCGACCGTCTCTAATTATTTGAGCAAACGCATTGCCCCACAAAACAAGGTGCAGGGTCAACAATTCTCTAAACACAAAGGAAGTCATCTCCGGGTTTGGCTCATCATGGAGCAGTCTATATATTGGAGAGTCTTTTGCTTTTTCTTTTCCGCTTTCTGTATGCCTGTAGACATGCAGCGGCAGACTGGCTAATGTTTCAGCTAATATCCTAACACAGGCATAGACAGTTGTTGTCTGCATAGCTGTTCTTTCGTTGACAGTCTTTCCGCTTGTCGTTCCTCCAAAGAAAAAACTGTAGGTTGTGTTGGAAAAGCTATTCTTTGGGCCAGCTCTTGAATTAAAGAACCTAGATAAAAAAGGAATTTTCAAATGTTACCACCTCCTAAAAATGGGCATGAAAAAAGCACCTTCGATTTGAAGATGCTTTTAATATTTCGCGTAGATTATTCTTCAACCAATATACTTTTTAGTTCTTCATAATTTCTCTTTGGTGTTTCTTTTTGACTAAACTTTAATTCTTCGAAGATCTTATGTTTCATGCTAGATTTGGCTGCCAAAGATAAAGCAAGCATATTTTGGAAATCTTGAAAAGACCCACATGCAATAATTCTTCCGACAATTTTACTTAACCAATTATACGTTACCCACTTGCAATCTAAAATTTTAGCAACAGAACCTGCTAAATTTAAATGTAACATCGACCCTTTAGGCATAGAAATCTTTACTAAAGCCAAAGCAGCAGCATCTTCTAATATTTCATCTCCATCCTTTAATTTAAAAGGTCCAGTACAAGTAGTCCCTCTGTCTCCAAAGTCTGACCAAGCAATGATTTCTGGATAAGTTGAAAGTAAAACTATGGATTTTCCAATTTCAGTAATATCTCTCATTTATTACTCCTCCCTCTCGTTAGATGCTTAGTGTAATTAGGTTATTTTATATACAATAGCATTGTTTTTACTGAGTTTTGGTTTTTTATTGTCATGATAAGCTCTTCTAACGTTACTAAAGTCTCCATGGCCTATTTGGTTTTTAAAGTTTCTACCAATTTGTGCTCGAACAGCACTAGGCTTACCATTACATGACATTTCAATATTCTTAAAGGTTTTTGAAACAGTCAAAATATCAAATTCTTTTGGTACTCCAGGAGTATTAATATAGACCTTAATTTCCTCCAACACCTTATTTGTCAATACTGATATCGGTAACTGTTTATTGCTTCCAATACCATATAATGAACTAAGCTTTTCATTCACAAGAGCAGAAACACTAATTCCAAGTGTTTGTGCTTCTTCCTCTAATTTTTGTTCTAACTCAGAACTTGGATAAAACTGAATTCTTTTCATAATGGTGGCTCCTTTATATAATAATTAGTGACTAACTCTATCACTATGGATTATAACACCGTTTAGCGATAGAGTCAATCACTATTCGGCGAATATTATATAAGGAGAATGCCCCTATCATCATAAACCGAAGTACTCGTATCATTGCCACAGCGAATTGCTCTATCTAGAGCCATAATAGCGGCTACAGCACCATCTATCTTTTCTGTTGACTTCTCTTTATCTGGTTTAATGTTACCCGCCGGATCAGTACGAATAAAAATATTATCCATCATCCATCTAAGAACGGGATGCCCACCATGTGCGACCTTTTCCTCCAAGGTTAGTTTCATAAGTTCCTTGGTTGGCGGACTCATGTCTTTGAATCCCTGCCCAAACGGGACAACGGTAAATCCCATACCCTCAAGGTTTTGTACCATCTGAACTGCACCCCAGCGGTCAAAGGCAATCTCTCGAATATTATATTTCTCACCAAGACTTTCAATAAACTTCTCAATGAAGCCATAATGCACAACATTACCTTCAGTAGTCTTAATAAACCCTTGTTTTTCCCATACATCATAAGGAACATGGTCACGATTTACTCTAAGATTAAGGGTTTCTTCCGGCAACCAAAAATAGGGTAGAACAACATATTTATCATCTTCATCTTCTGGTGGAAACACCAGTACAAAGGCTGTTATATCTATGGAACTTGAAAGGTCTAGGCCTCCATAGCAAACTCTTCCAAGCAAGTCTTCCTCATCTACTGCAAAAGCACATTTATCCCACCTATCCATCGGCATCCATCGAATTGCTTGTTTGACCCATTGATTAAGTCTTAGCTGCCTAAATGTATTCTCTTCTGCAGGATTTTGCTTTGCAGATTCACAAGCGGCTTTTACCTTGTCGATTCCCACAGTAATTCCTAGACTTGGATTTGCTTTTTTCCATGTTTTTGGATCAGTCCAATCATCTGATTCTTCCGCTCCATAAATTACAGGATAAAATGTAGGGTCGACCTTTCGCCCTTCCAGGAGGTCTTTCGCTTTTTGATGTGTCTCATAGCAGATAGATTTGGTGTCTGACCCTGCAGTGGTAATAAGAAAATACAGCGGTTGGGTTCTTGCATCACCAGAACCCTTAGTCATAACATCAAAGAGTTTTCTATTAGGCTGCGTATGCAACTCATCAAAAACAACACCATGTATATTAAAGCCATGCTTTGAATAGGCTTCCGCTGAAAGCACTTGATAAAAACTGTTTGTCGGCTGAAAAATAATACGCTTTGTTGCCGACAAGATTTTAACTCTCTTACTAAGTGCCGGACTCATGCGCACCATATCGGCTGCAACTTCAAATACTATCGATGCTTGCTGACGATCTGCTGCACAACCATAAACCTCAGCTCTTTCTTCGCCATCACCGCAACAAAGAAGTAGGGCAACAGCAGCCGCCAGTTCTGATTTCCCCATCTTCTTCGGTATCTCAATATAAGCCGTATTAAACTGTCTATATCCATTTGGTTTAAGTGTTCCAAAAATATCTCTGATTATTTGCTCTTGCCAATCTATAAGTTCAAATGGCTTTCCTGACCATTTACCTTTGGTATGGCTCAAACACTCAATAAAGTTGACCGCATAGTCTGCAGAATCTTTATCGTAATAAGAGCCCTTTGCCATAAAAGCTGTTGGCTTATATTTCTTCAACTTTCTAATATGCGGCCACCTCCTTACAGGCATAAAAATAGACCTGCATCAAGCAAGCCTTATCACTTTGTCTGTACGAGAAACAGAGCCAATTTTGGCACTGTCCTCTGTTACTATTTAGTTGTGTTCTAGCAATAGGATTGCGAGGGCAATTTCTGCATCCTTATCAGCTGGTTCAATATCCCACCCTCGGTCATAGTTTGCAATTATCTCTCCTTTACGCTTAAGCATCAGCTTAGAAATGCGTCCTCCGTCAATGCCAAATTTCGAGCCGTTCTCATAGCACTTCACCCAGTAATGGATGATGCTGTTATGAACTTTGATACTACCTTCTCTCCACATGGTTTTATTCCTCCTTGCCGGTCAGAATGAAACGGCAGTAGGCACCAATGTTATCTGCAAGGTAAACAAGCAGCTCGTCATATCCTTCCCTCAGAGCGATTTCCTGTACTTTTTGTACATCAAACATATTGGTTTCACCTGTGTCACGAATAGCAAGAATCTGTTGTTTTATTTTATCTGTCATCGTGAATCCTCCTGCAAAGGTCTTCACCAAAAGCTACTGAGAGGCTGGAGCCTGAATCCCAACGCACCATAATAGAACCAATATCGTCAACTCCTACAACTGTTCCTTTTGTGCCAATCTTTGGAGCTTGTATATCATCCATCCTTAAAAGTTCTACTCGACATCCAGCAGGATATTGTTCACGAAGGTTTAGCAGTTGTTCTTTACTGATTATCCTCATTCTTTACTCCTCCTTTGAATGCCGCAGAACCGGTCAGATTTCTGAGCAATATCTTCCGTTCTTCTTTGTACTCGTTGCCGATAAAGCCAAGGCGGAGCAAAAAGCATCTGAATGCGTATTTCTCATTTTCAATTTCCTTCTCTTTTGCAGTAATGCGTTTCTGGTTTCTTGCCATCTCGCAAAGAGCACAAATGAAATGATTATAAGCTTTGACCTCTTCTGGTGTAGAGATTTCTTTAAACCATGGAAATGAAACCTCCTCATCGGAAATTTGAATCGGTAAATCCTCTACTCCAAGTGCATGACGGATAAGTTCTCCCTTGGTATGAATAATGACTTTCAGATTTTCTAGTGCTTTTTCATTAAAACTATCCCTGGGCATTGCAACACAAAGTCCAAAAGGCTCGTTATCAGCGTTTTGTTTGCCCTCTGTGAAACCAATTTGCTCCTCTGCGATAAAACCCTCGCTGGCCAAACTCTGAACCAACTTTTCGATTTCTTCGTTGTCTGCCATGTTGCTAAATTCAAGGTTTCCCTTCTGGTCGATGACAAAGACATCCACCTCATAAGCCATGCTGGGAATTCCAAGGTACTTTGCTTTAACACCAGTAATCTTGCTAAGTGCCGTGACCAACCTCTTTCGTTCTGTTCCTGTTACGTTATATTTAATGATCATGTACAAAACCTCCTTTTGTTTTGGTATGTACATATATCACTCTAAAACACTTATATATCAAGCTTTTTATCGCTAATTCTGAATAGAAATGCGTATTAATTTTTTTCTTCTAATTGTGTATACCAAACAATGCCGGACAGCACAAAGCACACATTAGGCAAAGCTACTCCATTACCCCACATCTTATATTCAGCAGAGTCAGAATGCGGATTCTTTAGCCACTTAGATATTTGCCTTAGTGTCTTGGCTTTTGAATAACTGCCGGTCACTTTACGGTGTGTTTCAAATATGTCATACCAAGCGCGAAGGTCATCCATCGTTGGGTTTTCTATCCCTAAATCACTACACCACCAATCCGGGAAACCCTGCAGCCTTGCACACTCAGTTGGAGTTAGTCTTCTCACCGTATAATCTATCCCGTCATTATCATTGATAAGTGGTGGATCCTTGTAATCTGTAGCCACTAAAGTATTGGCCAGTTCCTCTTTGGCATCTGTAAAAAACGATGCCTTACTGGATGAGTAGGTAGGAGTTGCAACAGCACTGGGACCTTGTGCCTTCAGTGTTGAATTAATTCCATCTTCAGTAATTCCAAGGTTTCTAGCATAGTTTTGACCGCAGTTAAATGACTCTCTATCAATGGCATAGACCACAGCGTGTTTATCTACTGTATTTAAAGTAAAGCTAAGCTCTTCATTCACACCATCACCTTGAGGTCCATTCTTATCTGCCCTTCCTATCATAGAACCTTGTAAACCATAAGATTCCACCACTGCAATACCACCTTGATTGCTGTCCGGTGCATTACCCGACGTATCAATCGTTCTTGCCGTATCACTTTCGTAAACATTGGAACGGGCATTTACAGTTCCTTCCGAGGTAAATCGCACATCATAAGTCTTAGAATTCTCCACAACAAATGGTTGGTTGTTGCCGCCTGTTCCATAGGTCGCTGAAATCGTTGGTGCAACATCTATCGGTCCAGTAAAACGTGTATCCTTTCCGTGATTATCAAAAACTGCAGAGTCCATGATGCAAGGAGGATGATTTGATTTCGCTCTTAAAGTGCAAGTGATATCGGTTGTCACATCCATTCGTTCTCCGCCTTGGTCATTTAAGCAGATTGTGCCTGTCTCTCCAGTGCTGTCTGCAAAGTTGCTGGCAGTTCCTTGCCACGAGCGGATGCTCTTTTTAGAATACCCAGACAAGCCTTCTGACTTAAATAGTATTTCTCCGGCACCCCCACCTGCAAAATCTGCGACAAGGAAGATACGTTTTCTTCGTTGGGGAACTCCCCAGTATTGAGCGTCAAGTACTCGCCAGGCAAGGGAAAAATGATCTCCCACAATAGTTCCTGCTTGTTTCCATTTATCAATCTTAGGAACTGATAAGGTTTCATCCTTGATGTGGCAGATGCCTTCAAGGACACATCTGAAATCTTCTCCTTTGTTTGATGAGAAGGCTCCAGGGACGTTTTCCCAGACAATATATCTTGGTTTTTTGCCATCTGTAGCACACCTCATTTCTTTTATAATTCGGATGGCTTCATAAAAAAGACTTGAACGTTTACCATCCAAGCCATCACGCTTACCTGCTATGGATAAATCCTGACAAGGTGAGCCAAAAGTAATAATATCTACCGGTTCTATCTTACTGCCATCCATGTAAGAAATATCGCCGTAATGTTTTATAAAAGGCAGCCTTTTCGTTGTGACCCTAATAGGAAACGGTTCAATCTCCGATGCCCATACTGGGGTAATACCAGAAATTAAACCGCCTAAAGGAAAACCACCTGAACCATCAAAAAGACTGCCAAGGGTTAATTTATCCATCAGCAACCTCCAGTTCATCATAGTTGTAGCTCAGCCCATCCCTTTGGACGCTGACATCAGTAGAAGTTCCGACCTGTTCAATGTAGCGTTTGATAATGACATCGCAAAACTTTTCATCTAATTCTGCCGTGTAGCAAATGCGCTCTGATTGTTCACAAGCAATTAAGGTGCTACCACTGCCGCCAAAAGGATCTAGCACAATGGTGTTAGTCATCGAGGAGTTCAAAATCGGATAGGCGAGCAGAGGGATAGGTTTCATCGTAGGATGGTCTCCATTTCTCTTCGGCTTATCAAATTCCCAGATGGTGGTTTCTTTCCTGCCCGTATACCACTGATGCTTGCCTTTCTTTTTCCAGCCAAACAGCACAGGTTCGTGCTGCCATTGATAAGGAGAACGCCCCAGTACAAGTGAGTCCTTTTTCCAGATACAACAGCCAGACAAATAAAAACCGGCATCCGAGAAAGCTTTTCTAAAATTAAATCCTTCGGTGTCGGCATGAAATACATAGATGGAGGCATCGTCTGCCAGAACTTCTTCGATGTTGATAAAGGCATCTAAGAGGAACTGGTAGAAGGCATCATTTCCCATATGGTCATTTTTAATCTTTCCTGCAGTGCCTTCATAATTCACATTGTAGGGAGGATCTGTTACACACAAGTTTGCCTTCTTTTTATTCATCAGCACATCATAGGTTTCTTCCTTGGTGGAGTCACCACAAATAAGACTGTGTCTGCCAAGCGTCCAGATGTCACCAAGCTTGCTGATGGCAGGCTTTTTTAGTTCTGTCTCCACATCAAAGTCATCATCGTGGATCCCCTCTTTCAGCGTGTCTTTAAATAAGTCATCCAGTTCTTTAGGGTCAAATCCAGTTAGGGAAACATCAAAATCTACACCTTGTAAATCTGAAATTAAAAGGGCCAATTTATCCTTGTCCCAATCACCGCTGATTTTATTGAGCGCGATGTTGAGTGCTTTTTCTTTTTCTTCGTCCATTTCAATGATGACACACTCAACTTCTGTGATGCCCATATCCATGAGAACCTTCAGTCTTTGATGCCCACCAACAACATGGCCGGTCACCTTATTCCAGATAACCGGCTCTACATAACCAAATTGTTCAATGGATCGTTTTAATTTATCGTATTCTGCATCTCCTGGTTTCAAATCTTTACGAGGATTGTATGTTGCAGGGATGAGGTCCTTTGTGTTCTTCTTTTCAATCAACATATTTGTTTACCGCCTCCCTTAGTTCTGTATAGCAATCTAAAAATTCCCACGAGCTTAATCCATATCTGAAATGGCCGTAAGTAGCTGTATCTGCATAAATGACATCCGTCAGTTTTAGCTTTTCGATAATGGCTGCAGGTCTTAGATTGAATACATCTAACACAGCACGGCAAAGGATACTTTCCTCAACCGTCCCTGTTCCAAAGGTATCAATCTCAAGAGCAACAGGATCTGCTTTTCCAATTGCATAGGAAATCGCTACCTGGCATCGCTTAGCAAAGCCACATCGAACGATATTCTTTGCAATCGCCCTTGCCATATAGGCACCACTGCGGTCAACTTTTGTCGGGTCTTTTCCTGAAAACGCACCGCCACCATGAGCGGCTAATCCGCCATAGGTATCAACCATGATTTTTCTTCCCGTAAGACCGGTATCAGCTGCTGGTCCACCTTCAACAAATCGTCCACTAGGATTAATAAGGATCTCAGTCTCAACGTCAAATGGATACTTCTCAAAGACAGGCCAAAGTACCTGGGCAATGACTTCCTTTCGCAAAACATCTAAATCTTTATCTGCACTGTGTTGAACGGAGACAACGATGGTCTTAATTCGTTTTGGTTTGTCACCTTCATATTCCACCGTCACTTGAGCCTTACCATCTGGGCCAATGTCTTTGATTACACCATTCTTCATCACCTTATCCAGCTTTTCGCAAATGGCATGGGATAAGACTAAGGGGAGAGGTAGTTTCTCACTAGTTTCATTGGTGGCATAGCCATAAACGGTGCCTTGGTCACCAGCACCTAACATGGAATACCATGACGTATCACCCTCACGAGATTCCAATGCCCTATCCACACCACCTGCGATATCTTTACTTTGTTGATGGACATAGACAAAGACTAAAAACTTTCTAGGATTGTAGCCCACATCCGTAAGAACACGGCGGACAACACCTCTAATGTCAATTCTCTTTGAGCAGGTAATCTCACCGGCAACAATGATGTGTCCTTTGGTTGCCATCACCTCGCAAGCAACACGAGAGGATTTATCTTTTCTTAAACATGCATCTAAAATGCTATCTGAAATAAGGTCACATAGTTTATCGGGATGACCTTTACATACACTTTCACACGTTTTATATTTTTTCATGTTATTTTCCTTTCCGAGCAGATAATAACCGCTCCATCAAATCATCTTGTGGGCTTCTGCCGCCAAACTCCACAGAGCAGTTTTCTTTTACAATCTGGTAAATCTGATACCAACACTGGTTGACCTGTTTCATGTATTCACGACTCATCGCAACATAAGGTGATGCGATGGCAGCTGAAGTGGTTGGATGCTTTGCTAGAAAGCCATATTCTGAAATACACTCTTCACACTGAATCCAACGAGAAACACTCATGGCATACTGCTCGATTAGCTGGTTGTTTACTAACATTTCGCAGCTACGATCTTTCAGCCACTTGTAAGTTTCGATATAAATATCTTCTGCACAGAGGTCTTTGCCATTTTTCTGAGTAGCCTTTAAATAGTCTTTTACAGCCGGCACATCTGCACCTTCTATATCCGTTGGCTCTGGCAGGATCATGGCACCATTTAATCTGCCGTCAGCAATTTTGTCGGTTAGAGCCTTTGATTTTCTTCCAGCACCAACACGCTGACCGCCTCTTGCTGTACCGTCTTTTGCCATGTTTTTCACCCCACTTTCCTAAAAGTCTTTAATACCCCCTTTGATTTCTGATTTTTACACGCGAAGCCCCCGGCCGTTGTCCGCTATAAAAGGTGTAGAGATTTGACCCACCCCTGGCTCACTTACGGATTTGTCTGTCACCAAGTTCTAAATGTATCTTGTTGTGGCAGGACTTGCATAAAGACATCAAATTTCTTTTGTCATGGGTACCGTCTTGAGAAATAGGGAGAATGTGATGTACTTCTTCAGCAGAGATAAGCCGTCCGTTTTTCTCGCACATCTCACACAAAGGATGCTCCCTGGTATATCTGTCACGGATTCTCTTCCAGGCTCTGCCGTACTTTTTGTTAACATCTTCTGAACGCTGGTATTTATCATAGCGTCTGCGCTCTGCTACTCTATGTTCCTCACAGTATTGTCCATCGGTAAGGTTAGGACATCCTGGGGTACTGCACGGTCGCTTAGGTCTTTTTGGCATCATCTCACTTCACTTTCCGGGCATAGAAAAAGCCCTGCAGGGCATACCCCACAAGGCTTGGTAAATATTCTATCTTGCTGATTATATACTAACATAAATGCAATAGTGGTATCTTGTTGCAAAGTGTTGCAAGTTGTGCAAACTATATTTTAATGGGATCTTTAGGAAGGACAACATGATTAAGGGCTGCATTATGCCACCTGTAGACCGTAGTTCTGTCAGCATTAAGTTCATCACCGATTTGTTCCCAGGTGAAGTTATGAACATAACGATACCTTAAGACCATGCGTTCATCTGCGTTTGGAATCTCGTTGATGACAATTCTTATTTGCTCCTTGAGTGCTACAAGGTTATCCACTTCCGCATTTATCTTTCTTTCCAAATCTATGATCCGCTCCAAACACCTTACAAAGTTGGCATCCGTATTTCGTGAAGTTTTCACCTTTTCATCCCAGCTTGGAGACGATACACTCGTTGCCATTTCTCTAAGGCACTCCATTTCCTCGATGTCGGACTGTATTCTCTTGTCAAGCCTGTATGCCTGGTGCAAGTATTCCTTTACTTTCATGTTCATCTTCCCTCCGTTCTTATTTTTTCAATCAGAAAATTTCCGTCAACAGAGGTAAGTTCTCTATACCAATCAGAGTGGAAGAACCTCTCCACCTCGTCTACTGTGTATGTGGCAGGGTCATAGCGGGATCGTTTTTTCAGTTTTTTTAATGCGTCCCTATAATCCTTGACCGCTTGCAAGATTATGGAGTTTGCAAGTTGCTCATAAGGTTCAATCATCACATCACCTCCAAATTTGCCTTTACAGCATCAATAAGAGAGGCTTGTGTTTCTTCTTTTCTTGTAAGAGCAGTCATTACCTCTTCGTCAATGGTATCTTTGGTAATTATGTGATGAATAATAACCGTTTCATTTTGACCTTGCCTGTACAGTCTGGCATTGGTTTGCTGATATAACTCCAAAGACCAGGTAAGTCCTAACCAGATAAGTGTCGAACCACCACTTTGCAGATTAAGACCATGTCCTGCACTTGCCGGATGAATCACAGCGATAGGGATATTACCCTCATTCCAATCCTCAATATCCTTCGATGTTTTTATTTGTCTTACAGGAAATCTTTTCTTAATTCTCTCTAAATCGTGTTTGAACCAATAAGCAACAAGGACAGGTTTGCCATTTGCACCTTCAATTAAATCTTCCAGTGCATCAAGTTTTTTGTCATGAATGATATGTGCCTTATTATCACTGTCATAGACAGCGCCGTTTGCCATCTGCAGAAGTTTTCCTGAAAGCACTGCAGCATTAACAGCATCAATTTCTTCTTCACCTAATTTGGCGACCATATCAGATATAAATTTCGAGTATATGTTCCATTCTTTTTCATTCAGAGAGACAGACACTTCATTCAGGATGCATTCAGGCATTTTGAGATAATCTATGGATTTCATCGAAATTGTAATATCCGATATCTGCTTATAAATTTTGTCCTCAGCACCAGGCAGTGGTTTATATGAAAATATAACCTGTGCATTGCGCTTATCAGGAGCGAAGTAAGTATTACGGTAGTGAGTGATATATCTTCCTAGTCTTTGACCTAAGTCAAGAATACGAAACTCTGCCCATAAATCCATTAAGCCATTACTCGAAGGAGTGCCCGTAAGACCTACAATTCGTTTTACAGTTGGTCGCACTTTCAGAAGGCTTTTGAATCGCTTTGCTCCATAGGATTTAAAAGATGACAATTCATCAATGACCACCATGTCGAAATCAAAGGGAATGCCACTCTTGTTAACCAGCCAATCCACATTCTCCCGATTGATGATATACATTGTTGATCTCGCCATAAAAGCATCGATTCTTTCTTTTTCTGTTCCAACTGCTACAGAATAGGACAGCCCTTTCAGATGCTCCCATTTTTTAATTTCAGAAGGCCAAGTATCTCTTGCTACTCTTAATGGGGCAATGACTAATACCTTACACACAAGAAAACTATCCAAGCACAGGTCATATATTGCCGATAAGGTAATCACACTTTTTCCTAAACCCATTTCAAGAAAAACTGCAGATATTGGATGAGATAAGATGAAATCTGTTGCATAGCTTTGGTATTCATGCGGATTGTATTTCACTGATTATCACTCCAATCTGCTCGACACTGTCCAGGCAATAAACTGAAAAACCTAATGCCTCCAGCTGTTTCTTTCTTTTTTCTTGTAAAGGGCGCATCTTTTTCCCCGTTGCTTTACATTCAACAAATGCCATTCTTCCCATAGGAAGTAGTACAATGCGGTCTGGCACACCAATAACCCCAGGACTTACAAATTTCAGTGCAATACCTCCCATGTTTTTTACTGCTGCTACGAGTTTTTTCTCTATATATTTTTCTTGCATAATATCCTCCATAATTTTTATTAGGAACAACTGGCACAACTTAGAGCGTTTTTTCCTATACGCGCGCATATACACGCCCACGATGCTTTACTACTACTATTTTTTAATTTATTACTAAGTAGTAAAAATCTTGTTCCTGTCATTCCCATAACACTAAAATATCGGTATTACCAAGGTTTCTAAGAGAACAACCATATGAAACAACCACGGAACAAGGAACTACTTTACTTAATTCGCTCGTAACAACGTTGCTTTCCGTAGATCGGAAAATTGGTTGTTCCGTTCTTGTTCCCTTTATACTTGTTCCAGTCACTAATTTTCTGCATAATGCCTGCAATGGCATAGGAATCCCCAGGTTTCATGGTGGCGGCATCTTTACCGAAGCACTCACACCAAATTTCCATATTGCAGACAAGGGTGCGTTCTAACTTACCAGCACGGGACTCCCCGCCAAATTCACTACCGTTAAGGTAATTTCTACGCTCATATAAAGACATGGTGCTCCAGTCATCCGGCAAAAACGTATCAAGGTATGCGCGAACAAGACCCTCCCGTTCGTCACTTTCCATCGCATCTGCCTGTTCATTGGTAGCCAGTTGGACATCGCTACCTTCGAGATAGAGTTTTTCGCCCTTTCCGTAAAGCACTAGCGTTTCTGCCCAGATCTGTTCCACATCATAAACCGACATTTGCCATGCCTTCTTTTCACTTCCACCATTAATTCGTACTGGCCAGAATCTTCGGTTACCGGTGATGTCTCGAAGAAATCCACTTTCTGCATTGGTTGAACCTACAATGATGCACTGACGAGGATGGCTTTCAACATTGACTCCATAACTGGCACGATATTTATCATCAGACCTTGAAATAAATGATTTTACAACCTCCACATCTGTTTTTCGCATTCCAGCTAGTTCACCAAGTTCTAAGATCCAGTATCCTTGGAGTTTCTCTGGACCTGCTTTATCTTTCATATCTGTGAGTGTCAGACTGTCTGAAAACCAATCTCCTGCAAGTTTTGCAAAGAAGGTTGATTTACCAATGCCTTGTGGACCATTAAGAATTAGTACGCTATCAAACTTCGTTCCAGGATGATAAATGCGTGCTACTGCAGCCACCATCATCTTTCTTGTAACGGCTCTGGTATAGGAGTTATCCGTTGCGTTGAAGTAATCGATAAGCAAAGATTCAACTCTATCAATTCCATCCCAATCCGATAAATTATCAAGGTATTCCTTTATAGGGTGATAGGCTCGTTCTGCTGCCACAGCAAGAGTCGCATCTTTTGTCTTGGTTGGGGAATAAATCCCATATTTATTGGAAAGGTAAACCTTAAGGGCGGCATTATCCGAGTCATTCCAACCACCCTTCATTTGATCCCAAGGTAGACCGTTTCTTGCATCGATTCCATCGCGGTGCCTGTTAAAAGCGATAGTTTCCAGTTCCGAATCGTTACGGATTATAAGGACAATATTATCGAGGGTATCCTTAATCTTGCCCTGTTTATCAAGTTCAAGGGCTGTTTGCCATGTATCCTCAGTAAAATCAACCGTTGCTTGTTCCATACGCTCTTTTGCAAACTGAGCCTTCACTTCATCATCTTTAATGGCAAGTTCACACATATTTATAAAAGATGGTAATTTACATGGTGGTGTATTCTCTGATGCTCTATCATCCAAACTACCAAACCTGTGAATACGGACAAGGTCAAAGGCATTTAGCAGCCGACCACTTGCAGGATCTGTTGCATGATGAGAATATGCAAACTTATCATCATAGAGTATGACTCCGGCACTTGAATCAGCTGGCATATAGTCGTACCGACCTGCCATTGCCGATGGCTCGTAGACAGCTTTCAAGAATTTTTCAATTGCAGCACTTACTGAATAAGTACGGCAAAAGGTGCCAACCACGCCTTCCTTAGAAAGCGGATCAGCTTGTTCTTTTAATGAACGTTCTATCACCTCGGATTGCCTAGAAGATACCGGCCAAGTACTTGTATCTCGCCAATCATCGTACTTATTTAGAAATACATCCGGGTCAAGGAGGGAGCCGTCTTTTTCTTCATAAACAAACACACCGTTTATTGAAGTGGACGGCCAATACATTAATCTTTCCGGTTCGTAGGTAGTGTCATCAAATAGGTCGATACCGACTTCCTTGGCTACCATACGGCTGACTGCAGCATATTCTTCCTCTCCCACATCACGGGAAAGAGGAATAATAAGCCTAAGCCTTGGATTTTCTGGAGTATGCTTATGAGTAGAATAGATACAACACCGGTAAGGGAAGAAGGTACAGATTTCTTCCCAAATACCGCTTGTTCCATAATCCATATCAAGGGTTAGCATGGATCGTGATAGAATATTTCCTTTTTTACGTCTGCCATCTTTTAAGTGGCCACCAACAAATCCGCCCACATCCTTAATGGAATCCTGTCCGCCTTTTTTCATTTTCCGGTACTCTTCAACGGTTTCACTAGTTCGCTGGGTAGTCTTAACACGGGAGCAGAAATCTTCCCAGCTAAGATCGCTGTTTTTCCACTTTTTATCCATTCGGCTATTGCCGTATGCTATTTTCATAGAGCCTCTACCTCCTCAAAATCCTTATTGAAATATCTGACCGGTTGCCTGCGTTTCTTTGCCTTTTCAATTTCAATACTCATGCCTTTTGAGATAACATCAACGAGTACCCATACTTCCTGGCATTTGCCCATAAGGATGATATTCATGAAAATAGCAAGTTCACGTTCTTTCTCATTGGTATCATCCATAAACTGCGGAAATATAAGATGCGGAGCCAGAGGGATATTTCCTTTATCTAAGGCAAAACGGCAAAACTCCCTTGTCCGCTTATTATTTCTTTCGATATCCCCACTAAAAGGAGAGCAAATATATACGAGAGGCTTAAAGGCAGCTTTTGACGCTGCCTTTTCCTCACGAGTGACATTAGTAAGTGCCTCATGACAAGTTAAATCAATATAACCTTCCGAGTTTCTTATATCTATTCCCATATCACACCTCCAACTCAATTTGCGGATAGATATCGTCCGCTTTCAGCTGTTCATAGATAAAGAGTCTGCCTTTTTGCGTCCATTTGGTATGAACTTTGGTGTGTTGTATTCCCCTACTATCTTCATAAATGTGTGTATTGGTTTTGGTGTATCCATTGGGAGCATATTTTTGATACAGAAGCCAAATATCACCTTGCTTAAACTGGATTCCTTTTTCATGTAGGTATTCATTCATACGGATTCCACTCCAGCCGTAGTCTTTGGCAATAACGGAAATATTTACGGCATCCTTGCATTTAAGAACCACATCGTAGTAAGTAGCTTTTGGTTTCATCTCAGCAATTTGCTGCTGTCCAATCGCAACAGCTACCTTGAGTTCCTTGTTCTTCTCTCGTTCTTCTTTAAGAGCAGTAAAAGCAGCAATGGCAAGGTCGGGATTAGCAATCAAATCATCCGTTGCATACATGCCATGCTTTCGAATGGCGGGGAGCACCTCATTTGTAACCCAGCGTTTGAAATTCTTAGCTTTTGGCATTTTGCTTGAGAGGATAAGACTGTAAAGACCTGATTCGTTGATAGCAGTCATTGTTTGATTTCTACCGATGGCGTCACGAATCGTTACGTCACTTTTGTCCTCTTCATCTACATGGTCAATTAAAGCTTTGCGAGTGTTTGAGTAACCAAGAATATCAGCTACATCCTTACCGACAAAGTATGGCTGACCGCCAATTGTAGTGGTACGTACATAGCCAAATTCTGCATTTTTGTAAATTTGTAATTCCATTAGAATTACCTCCTTAATTTTTTTGGAGGTCTTGACCTCCTACCTGGTAGCCACAGGAGTTGGTCAAATCTGACGATTTTTATATTCTTGTTCCAATTTTTTTGTTGCTCGTTTTAACTTCTGGGTAATGTTGTTTTCATCAGCACCTATGGAGCTGGCATATTCGCGGATTGACATCCCATTGATACGGACTGCAATATAGGCATCCGCCCACTCTGATTTCTTCACGAGAGTTTTGCGGATCCATTCGCAAATGGCCTCGCATTCATGATCTCTACTGCGTGTTTCATCATCGGAGGTTGTACAGAGATAATCCATAATGTTAAAAGACTCATCATCCGGTTCAGCTTGGATATATCCCCTCTTGCCATTTGATTTTTTCATTTTTGGGGTTGAATCAATTCGTCTGGTTTCCTTGCGCCAGTTGTTGTACTCCTTACTGTTCATAAGGTCGAACATTTCCTGTACAGTCTCACAACGCTTTACTTCAGCCTTCTTTTCTGGCTTAGCCTCTGCAAGACGCATCTCATAGTCGATATCCAGCATAACGCTGTAGTCTCCATCTGGAACCTCAATTGTGGTGTAATTCTTATGACCGTTTTTGATGTGCTCTCCATATAAAACTCGAATCTTCATAAAGTATTCCTTTCCGTCCCGTCATTGGGCGGCGGAATACAAAAAGAGCCTGTAGAGAAGATGACCACAGACTCCGCTTGTCCTAAAAATGGGCACACGAAATCACGGTGGGAGCATCTTCATTCCAAACACAGTCTTTATCACTGTGTTCTGAACTCTTATGCATCCCGCCGTCCTAATGCGCATCTCGGACATTGAGATATTATTGTTGGGCTTATTGGGCCCAGTTGGGTTTGTCCCTCAAAAGGGGATAAGCAGGCTGATTAAATAAATCTGTCGCTGCCTATCATTTTGGTAAATTATTTTCCACTTGTCTTTGTT